GGGTGGATAATATTGAAGCAGAACGCAGCACAAGTGATATATGAAAGCGCAACAGTAAACGACTTTCCGGCTACTACGGTGATATTAAAAGCAGGCGGGACAGTAACAGCAGACTTATTCTTTTTCTAAAAAAATACTATGTCAGTATCTGGAACAAATATAACGAGCATCCTAAAGCCCGCAGTTGGCGTTACTGCCGGACCAACCTGGGCGAGTGACTTAAACACTTCCCTGGATGCAGTCGATGGACATGACCATTCAACCGGCAAGGGAATCCGCATTACTCCTGCTGCAATTAATATTTCTGCCGATTTAGAATTTAATCAAAATAGCGCAAGCGAACTAAAAAACCTGATATTTGATAGTTCAGTAACCGCAAGTACAACATCCTACTCAGTCTACCAGGCCAGCGGGAACCTCTACTGGCGTAACGGATCTGGAACTGCTGTGCAAATCACTACAGCAGGCTCAGTGAATGCAGGGGCCGGTAGTATTACAGGCATGACCGGAACAGATGCAGGTGTGTCATACGCGGATGGTAGCAAGACATTCAACTTCTTCACTGATTCCGGCAATGGTGACTATGGCAAAATGGCGCACGCTGATTTGCTGCTCTTCAAATACACCAATGATAATGTTAGTGATACTGATTATGTGACCATTGCAGCCAACTCAGGTGTCAGTGGAAGCAGCGGGACCATATATGTACCATCTGAAAATGGTACTTTCCTCACAACTGCAACATCTTATGCAGGTGCAATCAGTATTGCAACCAGCTCTGGAAACTCTAATATTGACCTAACACCTCACGGAACTGGAGAGGTGAATATATCCAAAGTTGATATTAACGGAGGGACAATTGACGCAACTACCGTAGGCGCAGCTAGTCAGGCAGCAGGTGATTTCACTGCAATAGGAGCTGTAGCAGCAGGGACCATTGTTGGTACAACGATTGACGCAAGCACCGACTTCACAATCGGTGGTACGGTAATCACTGACGGACAAATTACGGACACCGGAGATTTTACAATTGATGCAGTAACAGACATTATTTTAGATGCGGATGGAGGGGATGTTTACATGAAAGACGGTGGTACAACATTTTTGACCGTTAGCTACGCAGGCGGAAACACAACTATAACTGGAGCATAATGGGTAATTTAATCATAAAACCAAACACTGGTGGCGATCTTAAACTGCAGGATGAAGGCGGGACTGACGCAATTTCTATTTCCACAACAGGGAACACAACGCTTGCCGGAACAGCAAATTCACTTGGGACTGTTACGGCAGGGAACTTGAGTAATACGGCTATTGTTTATCCGGCAGACTCAATAGTTCAGCATAAAACTGGTATGGGGTGGACAAGCGTCCTCAGTCTTGCAGATAGTTCAAGTGCTAGTATTAGTCAGACTATGACTCCCAGATCATACAATACGACTAATGGCTATTTTATGTGGGATATTAATATGTCAGCATATAAAAATGACACTTCTTCTGGAGATACTTTAAGAGGGACATTAGAAGTTTCTTATGGTGGAGGATCGTATGTTGTTCAAGGTTTTAGTGGACAGTATATGTTCTATCGTACTAGCACTGAGATAGGGATTTCTACTTCTGGTTTAAGAAGACAGGTTAGCGTACAAGGGTCAGGAGAACATACGTTCAGGTTGACACTTACTACGGCCGTCAATACTGCAAATATATATCAAAATACAGCCGTTTGGGAAATAAAAGAAATATATAAACCATAAATAATAACTAACTATGCCTGATGAACAATTTTATATAGATGCAATTCGTGAATTAGTACCCACCTTATCGTTTACTGTTAAAGATGAAGACTATACAACATTAGTTTCAATAAATGAAGTTGGCTTACCTAGCAAAGTAGACATTGATGCTAAAGTTGTTGATCTTAAATCTAGGTGGACGGCAAATGAATACGCTCGTAATCGCCAAGCAGAATACCCAAGTCTACTTGAGTTGACAGTAGCCCTGTATGACACAGACGATAAATCAGCAGTTGAATCGAAACGAGCCGCAGTTAAGGCTAAGTACCCAAAGCCATGAAAACTAAAGATTCCCTGGACGAACAGATCAAAAAAGCGGACGCAGAGTTAGAAACAGTCACGGCAAGTATTAACGAATTAGCAACGCGCCAGCAGCGGATGATAGGTTATAGACAGTGTTTAATCGACTTGAAAGAATTTAATGCCACTTCAAAAAACCCTAGTACCAGTTGACATTGTTGCAGGTTTGGACACCAAGAACGATCCAAAGCTGACACCTGCGCTGACTGACTTGCAGAACGGACGCTACACTGTTGGATCTCAAATATCCAAACGTCTGGGTTATACTGCATTATCACAGAATATTTCTGGTACAACAGACCTGCTTTCATCTGGTGATGGCCTAACCTCATTCCAGGATGAGTTGCTTGAGTTCAGTGGATCTAAATTATATAGCTACAGTAGCTCAGTTTCCCGCTGGACCGATAAGGGCGGGTTTCAGTCTGTCAAAATTGATAGTGACGATGTAATCCGAAACACCAGTGAAGCGAAGAACCAGGACAGCTGTATTGCCAGTGGGCTGCAACTGTTTGCCTGGGAGCAATACACTCAAGCAGGTGTGCTTGAAGGCGTTTATGCTTCAGTGTTTGACTCAGTCTCAGGTGCTATATTCCAGGCTGCTACACTTATAGACGCAACTGCAATAAATCCACGCTGCATTCGGCTTGGACCAAATCCCACATTGTGCTACCTGGACACATCCTCATCACCACACCATTTGAAGTCGGTGCAAGTTGATATAACAAACCCAGTTTCATTCAAATCAACAAACACAATCAGCAGTGTTGTCAATACCACAAACCCGATTTATGATGTCGCTATATATTCCGATAACGTCAATGTTGGTAATGGGGTATTTGTCATTAATGGGTCTAGTGCTACTAGAATAGCAGTAGGTTACATGACAACCGAAGGCGCACTGGGAACACCAGGGTCCGGTTTCCCTGGAGTGGTAACAATCACAAGCACAAATGCAACTGACTCAATCACCATTTGTGCAGACAAAGTAAACACCGCAGCTGCTGAAGAAGAACGTGTTTATGTTGCGTATGCAAGCACAGGCTCATCTGCAGGCTTAAAGATCAAACGGTTCCAAAGTCTGCTTGCTGTTGAAGCAACACACACCGTTGAAGGCACAGCAACTAAAATTGATAATGCCAGTATGATTGTCACCCAGGCCGGTGATTTACAGATTATCTACACGCTGAACGCTACAAATACTTATGACCACCAGGTAAAAGGTGCGTTATATGACATTAGCGGGGATTCAATGGGATCTGCTGCAATTATTAAGCGCAGTGTGGGGTTAGCAAGTAAAATCTGGGAATACTCTGGTGCAAAGTATTTTATGGTTGTGCATGATTCCAACCTGCAACCTACATATTTTCTATGCGACACAACCGGTTTAATCTCAGCAAAAGTATTGCCTGGAACAGCAGGCGCACTTCCTACAAAAACATTTCTGTCTTCAGTTGATGCTTCAGCTACAGGTATCTATAAGTTCGGTGGATTAGTCAGGACCAGGTTAATCAGCAAAAATAATGACCTGTATTCATTAACTGGCGTTTCAAACATTACCGTGGACTTCACTTCAGTTGAGCGTTTTGAGTCAGCTGAATTAGGGGGCAACCTTCATATTGGTGGTGGTTTTGTGTCGATGTATGACAGTCAGCAGATCGTCGAGCTGAACTACCACCTCTACCCTGAAAATATATCAGCTGCAATCAACAATTCATCCGGCTCAATGGCAGCCGGTACTTATTTATACCAGGTAATCTGGATTTGGACTGACGCAAAGGGGCAAGACCACAGAAGCGCACCATCCGTGGCAGTTTCAGCTACAACTTCAGGTGGGTCTTCTACAGTAACACTGACAATACCAAGTCTGCGATTAACACAGAAAACAAATGTAGTTTGTGAGGTTTACAGAACAGTCACAACAGGCAGGCTATTATTCAAAATTGGTAGTGTGGCAAATAACACAGCTGCTGATTCAATTAGTCTGGCAGATGCAGGTGCTATCAGTGACGCAAATTTAGTGGCAAAAGAGTCTCTCTACACCAATGGCGGGATCATTGAGAACATACCACCACCAGCTTCCCTGGTACTCACAAATTACAAAAACCGGTTAGTCTGTGTTAGTTCAGAGAACCCCAAAAAGCTGATCTATTCCAAGAAACGGCAACCGTTAGGTCCGGTGGAATTTTCAGATGTATTCAGTATTGTGCTGAACAAAGCCACCAGAATTACCGCACTTTCAGAGTTTGACCAGAAGCTGATTATCTTTGAACCAAACCAGATTTTCTACATCACAGGGAACGGACCTACAGCTACTGGTTCCCAGGACGATTTTAGCCCACCCCAAATAATTACTGGGGATGTAGGGTGTAGCAACACAAATAGTTTAGTGCTTATGCCTTTGGGGTTAATGTTCCAGAGCAACAAGGGGATTTATCTGCTTAACCGCGCATTAGAGACTGTTTATATTGGGGCAGAAGTTGAAGCATACAATGGCCTGACAATTACCAGTGCAGAGCTGATACAGAACGAAAACCAGATACGCTACCTCACTTCTGATGGCAGATGTTTGATTTATGATTATTTCTATGGGAA